TTGTGTCTAAAATACAGGTTTCCGACACGTTGGTTATCGACAAAAACAGTTCTGATTTAAAAGTAAGGGTATACGTTCACGTACCAGCTCCAGCTTCTTCCGAGCTGTTATCGACTTTTCAGGCGTATGTAACATACGATATTAACGTGTATGGCGGTTCTTCTGCAACGACTTCCGTAACATTCCTTTCCGGTGCAAATGCCGGACAGACTTTTGCTGCTGTTTACAATCCCGACCTTTTAACCGGTGACGCAGCAAACATTATCCAGTTACCGGAAGGTGTAACCGCCTCTTTAGGTAATCGGTACACCATTAACAACATCATAAGCGGTAAAGTTCCCGATAACTACTTTAGTAAGGATGACAAGGAAATGACCCTTAACGGAGTTGTTCAGAAACGCCTTATGCTCCCGGAGGGTATTTCTTATGTAGACGCTTATAAATACAGCCCGACCGGTGAACGTATCAACATCGGAGATGAAAACTACGATGATCCGGATAACGTGGAAATGCCGGAAGAGGAGGCAATCGAAGAGATCGTTATATTTGAAGATGAATATCCCCAATACAAGGGCACAATATCCAGTGTCAGCCACGATGACAAGGTAGACGATAACGATAAGGAATATCGGATCTATAATTTCAAAGATACGGGGCTGAAGAACTTTACAGAAGATTTTAGGCTGGATGGTGAGGAACTTCACATGATATTCCAGACTGGTAAGCTTGCCGGAATGGACTTTGCTATCAATATTGTAGAAAGCGACAGCACCGGAACAACCTTTGAAATAGTCCGTAATGAGGATTACGGTCGCTTTCTTCCGGATGATGTTCTTTATCCGCAAACCGCACACATGGAGGACGGTGAAGAAGTCCCCGCAGACACATATATCCTTTACGGCTTTGATACCGCATACATCTCCGAGCAGATGTTGCCGGACGCAGAGCAGAATTTACTCAAAAAGGCAAAGGATTATGTAAAGAAATCCATGATTGACCCGTCCATCTACGATTGTGAGATGGATGCTGATTTCATCTACAATAAGGGTAATATTCGTACATACGAAGTCGGGGCTAAGATCAATCTGATAAATAAGGCGTTTTTCCCGGAAGGCAGACAATCAAGAATAATCGGTTTCGAGTGGCCGCTGGATATTCCTTACGATCACCCGATTTATACAGTCGGTGAGACGGCTTCATATTCCCGTATCGGCGAGATAGAGAGCAAGCTTGATTCCCTTACTTACAAGGGACAAACCTATTCCGGCTCTGCTGTTGGAGGCGGTGGAACGAGTGTGTATGTTATTGGGGTTAATGACAAGACAATCCCGTCTGACAGAAACGTATTCTCTGCAAAGAGAGTGCTTCAGGAGATTATAGCTTATGCTATAAGTAAGACGAAAGATGACACAGCCCTAGGGCTTATTTCATTCCTGAACGGCATTAACGTTACCAAAGGTATTGTAACGGACACGATAACTGCAACAGAATTGAGCAGCAATATTGTAAAGGTGCTTGATAAGCTTACAGCCGATAATGCCGCCTTCTCCGGCAATATATCTTCTGTTGATTATGCTGAAAAGTTACTTGGCTGGCTGATAACCCCAGCCGGTGATATAGATGCGAAGTCGTTGCGCCTACGTGATTTCCTTGAAGTGCCGGAGTTGCGATATAACCGGGTATCAGTTATAACAGGTGAGGAATGGAACGCACCCGGAGGCGGTATAATCGAATCAGTGGACGAAGAGAACAGCAACGTTTACCTGAAATTGGAACCGGGCGAGATTGCAGCTGTTGAAGTGGATGATATTTGCAAGGCTAATTTTAACAATGACACAGGCTTTCAGACGACCTATTTCCGGATCACAGAAAAGCAGGATAATGGTTCTTTTAAATACGTTCTCCGTAGCGGATATACTTACCATCCTCAAAAGGCTATGCACTTTGTTTGTTACGGTAGCTTCACCAATGCAGAACGCCAGAAGTCCAGCTATTCCACGCAGAATTATATCCGTTTCCTTAAAGGTGTAAACAACTGGGAGATCACAAAGGATATGATTGCCATGCAGTTGGGGGACCTGTCTAACCTGAAACTGTTTGGAATGGATATGACCGGACATAGTGCTTATCTTAACAGAATCTACATGACCGGTACGATCAAACAGATTTCTAACGATGGTGTGACGGAAGTACCGGTTCCGGCTTTCAAAGGTGAATGGAAAGCGGGGACGTATTGGTATTATGACGAAGTAGCCCACAACGGAAGCACATGGATTTGCATTGAATCTACGACTACGCAGGAGCCGTCAGATTCTTCTACTGACTGGTTGAAGGTTATTTCTAAAGGAGAGCAGGGAGTACAAGGCCCAGTCGGTCCTGAAGGCCCTCAAGGACCGCAGGGAGAACGTGGTCCTACGGGTTCACAGGGCATTCCGGGTACTTCTTCATATTTTCATGTCAAGTACTCGGCAAACTCTAACGGTGATCCGATGACAGATACTCCCAATACTTATATCGGTACCGCTGTTACTACAAGCCCTACGGCTCCGACTTCATATACATCATATACATGGTCCATATTTAAGGGTGCACAAGGAGAAAGAGGCGAGCAGGGTATACCCGGTATAGATGGAGAGAACGGGCAAACCAGCTATCTCCATATTAAATATTCTGACGATGGTAGTAGCTTCACAGCTAACAACGGTGAGACTCCCGGAGCATGGATCGGTCAATATGTGGATTTTACAGAGGCAGACAGCACCGTATTTTCAAAATATAAGTGGAGTAAAATTAAAGGTGATAAAGGAGACAAAGGAGATACAGGGTTACCCGGTGCAATGCTCCGTCCCCGTGGAGTATGGAAAGCCAATACCGAGTATTATAACAATGAGACATTCATTGACACAGTAATCTATGACGGTCAGAACAAACTTTGTAAGATCACGCATACGTCTACAACTTCTTTTGACTCAACGAAGTGGGAAGAGTTCAGCGAGTTCGAGAACATAGCAACAAACGTCCTTCTTGCGCAGAATGCGACGATTGATGTTTTCGGTTCTTCCGGAATATTTGTTGGAAACTTAGATAAAACGAAGGGCTGGATAATGACCGAAGGCTCTATTAAGCATAATGTAACAGGTGTCGAGCTAACATCTGACGGAAAGCTGTCTCTTCCAGAAACCGGTGGAATGACCGTAGGCGGAAAGACTTTCATAGAAGCCGGCAAGATAAAGACAGAGTTTATTGATGTTGATACTCTTCAAGTAACCCACCTTAAAGGTGCAACAGGTTCTTTTAAAAGACTTGTAGGAGTTGAGATTGAAAACGAAAAAGAGGTAGAAAAATGTGCAATAGGTTTTAGTGCAAGTGAGGGGAAAATGTACTTTGAGGGAGATATACAACATCAAGGTACTTATAAGGAAGAGGACGGAACCGAAAGAAGTTATCGTTTTCTAACTTCTGACCTATGGTGTCGTGGCGAATTTGGACATCGAACGATGACTCATCTCTCTTTTGAATCATCTTCGACTAGTGATTTCTTTGCACATATATATAACTATGGAACAGACACTACATATCATAAATATGCAGAATCAGGTCAGCCAATTGATTGTATATCTCTAGGTGGAACAGGGAATTATGTACTATATGTTTGTGACTCTCCACAACGCAAGATGCTAACTATTATGAATACATCCGGATATCCAAAAAGAATTATGGTAACGTTTCAAGATTCAGCAGTTTTCACTCTTGAGCCATACAGGTTTAAGATTTTCATAACAGCAGAAATAAATACTGATAAAATAAATCCAAACCGGGCAAATAATTTACGTATCATGCAATAATTATGAAAATAGATTTCAGAAAAATAGAATTAACCGATCTCGAAGGGAACAAGAGTACCGTCGATATATCTAAAGCATTCGGAAATGCGATTTATCAAAATACAGGTGATCTTGGAGAATTTAATCTTGCTCAAGATATATACCGGAAAGGAGAAGTTGATATATCCCCTGAACAAGCTAAATCTCTAAAAAAGTATGCGCAGCTATTTACTCGTGTCATTGATCGAATAGCTGTCAGCAATGCTCTATCACAAGAAGAATAATTATATAAACTATAAACAGATAAAGCTATGATTCTACTAGTATTAATGTCATTCATCCTCATTGCCGGTTACGTCTTTGCAATGATAAAGAAGATGAAGGAAATTCCTTACTCTATCAGTGATACCTACTATGCCCTGACGCATAAGTTCTGGTTCGGTTTGTGCATGATCGGCTCCGGTGTATTGCTTCTTCCGGCAGCATTTGAAGCAAGCACGGAAAACAGCCGGTTTCTTGTACTCCTTTCGGTTGTCGGGATGATTGTATTGGGAGTGTCTCCTAATTTTCGAACAGAACAAAAGATTCCTCATAGTATCGGTGCCGCCATGTCTTTGATCTTCTCCCAGATATGGGTAGGTTGCAATAGCTGGTATTGGTTACTGTTATGGGCCGGATTCATCGCTTACATGGCTATTTCCATGAAGAAGCACAGGACAGGGAACTTCATCTCCGACTTCATAAAGAGAAAGCCGATGTTCTGGATAGAGGTAATTTCGTTGTTAACCGTTTATCTAACTTGTATCTTATGAAAGAAGCAATAGTACACACCACAACCGGAGGATTTGCCGCAATAGCCACCGCATTTGTTACCGAATCATTGCAAAATATGATACCGTGGCTGATTGTCACGTGTGCTGTAATCCTCTGTGATCTCCTATTCGGAGTAAGGAAAAGTATACTAATGGGCGAGAAGGTCAGATTCTCACGTGCGATCCGTGCCACTATGGGAAAGATGGTCACTTACTTTGCTTTCGTCTGCATGGTCTGCATGATTAGCGTAGCAAGTCACAATGAATATCCTATAGATGTGTATTCCTGCTTATTGGTATGCTTCATAGAGGGATGCTCGATAGTCGGGAATATACTGAAGCCAAAGGGGATTAACATCAATCTTATCGGGGCTTTGGGCGTGTTTGGTAAGAAGGTGTTTAAGGTTGACAAGGAAGATATAAAGGATATAATCGAAAAAGAGGAAATACATGAATCAGATAAATAAAATCAGTGCCTTAGCCAGCAAGCTTCTATCCAAGATCGGCATAGACGGAATGGCTCACATTATAGTATGCCAGAACTTGGTTATGTGGTTATCAAAGTTTTTTGGAGTTGTGCCACTATGGGAAGCAATCATTATAACCGTCGTGATCTTCATCCTAAAGGAGGTATACGATAAGTACTGCAAGAAAACAGAGTTTTCAATTAAAGACATCATCTGTGATTGCGTAGGTCTGGCGTTGGGAGTATTAACATTGATATTATAGGAGGAAATAAGCATGAGTTTACCAAGAGGTTTGAGAAATAATAATCCGGGTAATATCCGGATCACAAAAGATAAATGGCAGGGATTGAGAGAAAAGCAGGAGGATAAATCGTTCTTCCAGTTTACGGAAATGAAATGGGGTTACCGTGCCCTTATCCGCACTTTGCAAAACTACCGTAAAAGACACGGCTGTCAGACGGTGGCAGATTTTATCCACCGGTGGGCACCGGAGAATGAGAACAATACAGCCGGATATATCAGCCGTGTATGTAGCGAAATGCAAGTCCCGAACACATACGTTCCGGACATCAACGACAAAGCAACCATGTGCGCTTTTGCTGCCGCCATCTCACGTGTTGAGAATGGAGTTCCGGCTGTTATGGCTGACATAGAAGCCGGATGGGATTTATTATAAACTTTAATCAATAGGAGGAACAATCATGAAATCAACAGATATTACATTTAGCCAGATCGCAGAAAAACGTTACCTAAGCGATCCCATACAAGTAAATTCAGAAACCATTGGGCTTCAGCTAGAGTTTAAAGAATCCGGGAAACTGGCTGTTTATATAAGCTATGACGGAGAAAAATACTCCGTTGTAGAGACTAGGAATTTCACCACTCTGAATTTCGCCCGCCCTGTTGTCGGTCTTATACCCGGACAATACATCAAGGTTGAATGTGAAACGCATCCAACCAAGGCTCAATACTTTGAATCCGAAGAATAATGGGAGCGATAGGATTAAATCCGATTAGGCTTGACCGGATAGGGCTTGATCCTATCCGCATCAATGCGATTAAGTTGGGAGTTCCGGGAGCTTCCGGTTCCGACCGTCCTTACATCGACCCGGAGGTCTTAGCTTCCTTGAAAGCTGTCTGCATCTGCTACGGTAAGAGCAACGACGATCCGGACCGGGCTGTTGTCAAGAACTTGGTGGACCCTGACAATCCGTTTGTGATTAGCAATGCGGCTTACAAACTGAATAGTGGGTTTGGGAAGTACGGAATGGATTTCTTGGAGTGGAAATCAAATAGTGGTATGAATTATACTTCTACAAAGCTAACTTCTACAAAGCCCAATTTACCGGGTGGATGGCTAACTTTTAGAAATGTTTTCGGACTAATTTCAGAAACTAAAGTAAAAGTATCAGGAGCACCAAGAGAATTTGGATTCATAGGGAATAATAATGGTACAGATGATAAATTTTCTGTAACTATCAATAACGGTGTCTACACTATTCCAGAATTTACTCTATCATCTGCTAGTGGTTTTTACATGAATAATAATAGTGGTGATTGGTCTAACCTTGTAATCGAACAAATCCCCTCTTTCGAAGGCGCATTCATCACCGACGGAATCGACGACCTGATTACTTCCACCAAGACCGTACAAGAGATGGGTATTACTGATGAGGTTACTGTTGTTAGTATGATTCATCAGATAGATTTAAATTCTACATATACCATAGCAACTACTAATTATATAGAAAATAGTAATTCCAGAGAACACGTTAGAAGCGATGTTTATAATTACGGTAAAACTGGGATATACGGTTATAGTGCGTCATTAATTAATAATACTAAATCTGATATAAAAAACATATTAGGAGATGAAGCAGATTATTATGTTAAGTCAACTAATAGTTTACAAACAATATTTGATGCTAAATTCAGTGTTGTAGGAAGAATTAGTGAATTAACCGAAGCAAGTCAAGTCGCTTGGTACTGGACAATCATCGCCAACAAGGTACTGACTACCGACCAAATCAACCAAGTAATCGCCTACTTCAACTTGGATAGAACTCTTAAACCTGATATACTGTGTAATGTCAAGAAACAGGGAATCACCAACGAAAACCACGCAGAGTTTGGCGACAAGCTGATTGACTATTCAGGCAACGGTAGGGATATTCAGTTGAACAATATTGCTTGGAAAGGGGATTCAGGTATTGGGAAGTATGAGGTTGATTTCGCATCATTAAATTATAATAATACAATATCAATATTTACAGCTACCTATAAATCATGCTCAATTAGCAAGATTATAAAAGATAGTGTTGGAAATATTTTCTATAATTGGGGACAAACTTTAGCAGCCATTAATTCCACAAAAATACAAGTGATCGGATTAGATGAAATTGGAGCTATATTAGAGTTTACGTATTTAGATGAATCTAGTAATAGCACAACTAAACAGTATTCTACCGATGGTATTTATGATTTACCTGCTTCGGCTGCATATCAAGGTGATTCTCACAATACCAATTTTAGATTTTCTATACGAGGATATATTGGAGACTGTGATATAACCATCACCCAAATCCCTTCCCACGCAGGTGCTCTATACCTTGACGGAGTAAATGACTTCGGCAAGGTGACAGGGATGCCGATTTACAAGGATTATACTTTCATCATAGACTATGAACGTATAAGTTATACAAGCGAAGGATGGGGAGGAGCTATTGTTTCTAAATCTCCTAACGCTAATAATGGAGCTTTTATTTCGATGATGGCTAATTCGGCTGGATTAAATAAACAATTATTCTCTTTTGGAGGTGTTACGGCATTTATAAAAGATGATTTATCAAGAATCTTGTTTTGGCAGACTAAATATAAATCGGAAAATACTGAATTAACAGTAGGAGAAGGAGTTGATGGTGATACTCTTTGGTTAGGTACTTTAAGAGATAATGATTCTCGTTTCTTCAACGGAGCTATCTACTCTCTCATGTCCTTCCCCTATAGTATGTCCGAGTTCTTGATCGAGCGTCAGTTGAAGAAGCACAAGCTGGGTACGCTGTATGCAGATATGGTGGAGTTTAGACCGATAGTGAAGAGTAATTCCGAATATCAAGTAGTAGATTGTTATATAGATACCCTTCCTGCTGTTGTAGGAAACTACTATCCGATTAATTATAAATTGAGAATTGCTGTAACAACGAAGGGTGCAGCAGACGAAGTTACATCCTTGACAGTAAATGGAGTGTCTTTGGGGACTCCTAGTGTTAATGGTAACAGGTTTACTTTTAATGGTACTTTATCTGACAAATCCCCTCAAAAGATAAACATCACAATCTACCAACCACCTGAATACTTGACAATGTTAAGCAACTCAACTTTAATTTCAAATGAAACATTAATTAAAAACGAATGATATACGCAGTAGTAACAATCGAGTGGATGGCAGAGCATGGACTGCTCTCCGTCCCCACAATGAGAAAGAGTAAAGACGGAAGTAAGGTAATCCTTCACGAAGAGTTTCTAACCCCTTACAAGGACGAAGAGTTTCCGAGGTACTATTTTGACAGCCCGGAACTGAACGACCTCCTGGCAAGCGATGAATGGTCTTGGACGGAAGAAGAACAGCCGGAAGGTAGTGCAGAATTCATTCAGGTGGCAGCGGCTCAAAACCTGTTGAATGTGACCAGAGCCGGGATTCAAACTATGTCCCTGACTGACAATGAAGCGTTGAAAGTCAAGTCTATGTACCCGTATTGGAACGAGTTTATCGGCAAGTCACTAACAACCGGAATGAAAGTGCAGTACAACGATGGACTGTACCGGATTCGTCAGAACATTGCTACAGTCTTGGAGAATCAACCGCCCAGCATCGACACTGCGGCTCTCTATGAGGAAATCAACGAAACAGCTTCCGGCACTATTGACGATCCGATTCCATATAACAACAATATGGAATTATTTGAAGGGAAATACTATTCGCAGGAAGGAGTTACCTATAAGTGTACCCGTTCGACCGGACAGGCGGTGTACGCTAACCTCTCTGAATTGGTTGGTATTTATGTTGAAGTAGCATGAAGTCCCTCCCTTGGATACTAGTCTGCCTGTTGCTTGGCGTGATCGTGTGGATGCAGTGTAATCCGCACGAGCCTCTCCCACCGGAAATCAAGACCGAGACGAAGATAAAGACGGTTATCAAGGTTTGCTCCTTAACCATATCTCCGCCTATGGCTCCCTTGCTCTTCATTCAACTAAAAGACACCATGCACATAGGTGATACGGTAGTCGGGCGTGAACAGGCTTACTATGAGGATAGCCTTTACCGTGCATGGGTGTCTGGCTACCGTCCGAGACTGGATAGTTTGCAGATATTCCCAAGAACCGTTTATCAGAATGTGACGAATGATATTTATCATACTGTTACTTCGAAAAAGAAACGCTGGGGATTAGGTTTACAGGCAGGATATAGTTATCCGGGTGGTTGGTACATAGGAGCTGGAGTCAGTTGTAACTTATTTATGTGGTAATTACCGGACTAACTATCTTCACAGACCGTTTCCGGTATGAAAAGTTTAAGTTTCACCTATATAACAATTTCCGTTGGAAAAAGGTTTATAAAGAAAGGAGGGCAAAATGATACATTAATTAATACTAAGCACTAAGTTTATCCGGTAAAGTAGAAGGCCGGTTATCATAACAAATGTAGCTCTTTTGGGGGACAGAGTAAAAAGAACCCCCGACACATTAAAGTTGACGCCAATCAATACTTTAATACACCAAAGCATACATCGGTTGTGTCAGGGGGTATAATATCCTTAACATTCCGAAGTATGCTTTTGTTCTTTTGGTATATGTACTGATTGGCAAGGGCAAAAGTACAACAAAAAAATTAATTACCATGTGTAAGTCAGAGATTTTTGCCGAAATATTGAACCTTGTAGGAAAAGAAACAGAAGTTTCTACTGAACTAATCCTTTCATCAAGCAAAGTGACCGAGGTTGTCGATGCCCGCTCTATCATAGTGTTCTTCCTTACTGAATACGGTCTATATCCTGAACAGATAGCCGCTCTACTTCATAAGACATCTGCCAGTATACGCTATCTTATATCCACTTTTGAAAGCCGTAAAAATACAAACAAAATGATTGCAATATATCTGCAAAATATTCGCAAATCGCTTGAAAATGAGTGCTGACTTAGGATGCGTCTATTATATACTTTTGTGATGCGGTTAATGTCGACCGTATTAAATTGTATATTAATATGAGTGAAACAAAAACTTACGTTTTCCCGGAATCAGGCGGGAACGGTGGCGGTAGTGGAATGATGGCTATGCTTGCCCCACTATTGCAACAGAAAGGTATTGATCCAAACTTATTGGTTGCTATGCAAGGAAAGAACAACAATGGATTTGGCGGTGATGGTTCATGGTTCATGTGGATAATCTTCCTCTTCTTCCTGTTCCCTCTTTTCGGACGCAATGGGTTTGGCGGAAATGGTGATGGTGGTAACGGTGGCGGATTTGCTGGAGCCGGTATCCCTAACTTAATTAACAATGATGCAGGAAGGGAGCTACTTATGAGCGCAATTCAAGGAAACGGACAAGCAATTAACAATCTGGCTACTAATTTGAATTGTTCAATCGGTCAGGTTCAGAATGCCATCAATGGCGTAATGTCTCAAGTTCAACAAGTTGGTAACCAGGTTGGACAAAGTTCAATGCAGATTATTAATGCTATCCAACAGGGTAACTGTCAGATCGCTCAACAGATTGCATCATGCTGCTGCGAAAACCGCTTGGCAATCTGTCAACAGACCAATACATTGCAGAATGCCATTAACGGTGTTGCAACCGGTCAGGAAAGAGGCTTCGCTTCCGTTGCATACGAAACTCAAAGACAGACCTGTGATCTGCAAAACTCCATCAAGGACAGCACACAGCAAATTCTTGCCGGACAACGTGCGGCTGAAATGCGTGAAATGCAGAACAAGATTGACCATTTGCGTGAAGAAAACAGCACGTTCAAGAGTTCCGCAATGACTTCGCAGATTGTGGCACAAGCTACTGCTCCTCTTGGTGCTGCGTTAAGTGATTTGAGCAGCCGTCTGTCAAAGATTGAATGTGCGCAACCGCCTACGTTCCCGATGCCTTATTGTCCGGCCAGCGGTAACTATGTTCCGGTAAACTATTCCGTTCCTGTAAACTTCGGTGTATCTACATTAGGAGCTTGCGGTTGCTAAGAAAGGAGGTAATTATGTTATATCCTAACTTAATGTATCCTTACTGGCTTCCAAGCCCTTTTCTGATGAACCGGTCTACAAGGGGAATTAGGAGAGTTGATGTAAATGGTATCTACGAACTTTCAACGAACGCTGTTCAGTTGACAGATGCAAGCGTAGATTATGGTATTAATCCTCACTGCTACAATGAACTTCCGTGCGAAAGCATAATCCTGTTGAAGGTTCATGCGGATGTTCCGGCCGGTGGAGAAGCCTTGCCCGTATATGTCATAACTCCTAATCTAGGCCAGACAACTCTGGCTACTGCTGGGGTTACTACAGGAACATCAAAGGTCCCTGTTGTGGACAGTAATAACAATCCTGTTACCGGGACTGATGTTACAGGCACTACGGAACGTCTTGCTTATCTTAATAAGCGCACAGGCGTTATACGTTTTCTGGAATTTACGGCTTCAACACCGGCTGCTGCCAGCAATGGCGAACCGGCAGCGGCAAGCGTAAATGCTGTAAAGGCAAAGTGAAATCTGGAGTGGGAGTAATCCCACTTCTTAAAGAGTTAATAAATTATGTTTCAAAGTCTAAGACAATCCAATATATTTTATATCCTTCAAAAAGGTGAAAACCCTGAATTGAAAGTGGGACAAGTTGTTTCAGTAAGCAATCCTCAACCTAAATACGGACAGTATGTTCCAGGGCAGACTTACGGCCAAAATATGGAAACAGTTGTTGACGTATCGGTCAAGGTTGGTGAGGAAACTATTGATTTCAAACAACTTCCGGCAAATCTTTCCATAGCCAATTTTGGTGCGAATGGAGTTGTAGTGTCGGAAAGCCGGGAGGCAATGAATGCCGAGGTGGAATCTATGTTGAGAATAAGCCGAGGAGTAATAGAAAGTGTCCCTTACCACGAGAAGGTCATTTCCTCCTGTGATGTTATGCTAAGGGAGCTGAATCCACAACTGGCGAAAGAAAAAGAACAGGAAGAGAAAATCGGAGTCCTTGAACAGAAAGTTTCCGGAGTTGAAAACACCCTTACCGATATAAAAGATATGCTTGCCAAGGCTTTGGGAAGTGGTAGTAACAATCCTAAAAGTAAATAAATTATGCAGATAATTGAAATCACAGAAAGCAAAGTCGAGAAAATGTCCGACTATGCTGAAAAGATGCTCAAATACGGTGGTAAACTGATGCAGTGCATCGAGGAACTTTCCGGAGGTGAAAGCATGGGAAGACGTGAACGTTCTTATGACGATGACGACGAACGTTATGACGAGATGGGCGAACGTGGTGGTTATGGCGGTGGTTCCGACCGTGGCGGTTATGGTGAGCGTGGCGGCTATGGAGAAAGACGTGGCGTACGTGGTACAGGACGCTATTCCCGTTATCGTTAATGTTTAATTAGGGAGTGGATTATTTCTACTCCCTATAACTTTTTTAATAATCATGAGAAGAGAACCGCTGGATATAAGAGACAGAAGACCGGAAGAGATGGAAGCGTATCTTTCACACTTTGGATGGCATTTCAACAAGAAAATGTGTGAATTTGCCGTGTCTTTGATGAAGAAGATGAATCCTTCAACCGGAAAGAAAGAACGTATTGAACCAATCTCCAAAGAGAAGGTTGACGAATTGCTCACCCGTTACGGAATAAAGCTTGAGAACAATGTGTTGTATGATTATGTGTACTGGGCCAACCAATGCAAGGCTGATACATTCAAATCCTCCGTGCCGGATGAAGCACACATGGCATTATACATAAAGGATATGATTGACGATCCGGATGCTCCTGACGGCATGGCAATGTGTATGTGGTATGCCAAGATGAACAGAGCCGGAGAACCGGTGGAGTGGGACGAAATGCTTTGATAAATGATAAGACAACGGTTTACATTACCCAAGTATGGCTGGAGCTGCATGGTATATTATGCAGTAGATACATATTATACAGAAGAGATACTGAATAATATGCATTCCATCGGCTGCGACGGTGATATGCTCCGTACTGCATACGATAACATAAACTCCGGCAACCTGAATACCGGAGTTACTTACTCCAACTTCGGGACACGGGAAACGGTTATGGTTATTGCCCTCACTTCGTCTTCGAAGGAATTTGCCAAGTCATGGAGGCATGAGTGCGGGCACATGGCTACTCATATCTGCCAGGCGTTCGGTATAGACCCGTACGGTGAGGAAATTCAGTACATCGGAGATGATATAATTGAAAAGACGTGGGAATATGCTAAATCACTACTGTGCGAGTGCAAATGTTGCAAAAATGAAGTTAAACACTTAATTCACCAACCTTATGAAGAATAAGCAAGTCCGAAAAGCATTAAAGAGTGATACTCCTATTAATAGCATGTATGCTCTTATTCCGGATAACAGGATGCGGGCTTTCAAGAAGTTTGCCGCCCGTTTTGGTTTTACTGAAGAACGAATAAAGTCAGTGCTCGAAAATGAGAAACGATAAACTGGATATATTGCTTGAGCAGGCCGACGACCGGTATCACTCGGATTTCTGCCGGCTTCTGCTGGTGATGCTATGGAACGCCTAGAAAGGTGGTTGTACTGGCTGATTCCTCTTGCGATTATTGCAAGGGTTATATCTTTGTGTTTGTCCCTGGCTATGTAGTCGGGGATTTTTTATACCTTTGCCGAAAACTAACATTATGGCAGAAGAAAAGAAATACGACTACGACTCAATAAACGAGTTGCTAACTTGGGCTAAAGAAACGCTCAACAATAAGAGATACCCGGTCGGGGAATTCCAGCTAGATAAATGTGCAAAGATTCTTGACTGCGGAAAGTACCTTGATTCAATGATAGCGGTGATTTCAAGGAACTGGGAAAATCCTACGTTTTATCCGACTGTAGACCAGTTGAGAACATTTAGAGAAAAGATCGAAAGGGGGGCTTGACAGCTCCCCTTTCCTGTTGATTGGCGTCAACTAATGTGCCGGTCCGAAGCCCCCTAAACACTAACTTATTTTGCTTTCTAGTTCTCGTTTCATATTCTGCATTGTTGTGCAGGGCTTTCGCCCTGCTGGTTTATATTAGCATTTCTTGTAATTGTATTCATTCATGAACTTTTCAGCACCTTTCAATGTCTTGTAAGTCTTACTTGCTGATGCTATAACTGCGATGTAAGTTGTCTTACCTGCATATTCATTTACTATAATTGCGCCTGTTAGTTCACTGTTCTCTTTCTTGTAGTCGATAATTGCTTTCATAATCTTTATTTTTTTTATTGGTTTTACTTTATTTCCTTTTTGATGTTACAAAAGTAATGTTTTATATATTACAAGACAAGAACTGAGTAATGTTTTGTCTTTATCTTAACATTAATTAGTAATACGGATAGCATTACTAATTCAATAATAAGTAATTTTGTAACATTGAAATTTATAGATATGGATAATATTGAAGCATTACTAAAAGAAAAAGGGTTAACCAAAACGGCTTTATCTGATTTATTG